CCCTGTTATAGTTAAATCATAACAAAAGGAAAAGAGAAAGACGCTAAGCCCGAGCCCGAACCCTGCGCACTCCAGCACACAAACCAACAAAACTGCAGACCCTCACAAAGAAGCCAGGACCTCGCCGACCATGTACAGGTTGTAACACCTCGCGTTGTTGTCCAGGGGAAGATTCACAAACTGGCCGTCCTCCCCACGCACTCGAAGTGGCATAAGGCGGCAACGCATGCTGAACTTCGGCGCGCCTCCTATCAAAGGGATCGGCTTGATCTGCGTCTGGTTGCCGTACGTCCAATCGGCCTCCAATGTCAGTGGCTCCACGAAACCGGAGCGGTGGCGGGGTCCCATGACGATGTTGCGGACGGTGAGAAAGGCACTCATTTCCTTCCAACTGGAGGGATAGGCCTCCACACTCGGAATCCATGCCACTCGGCCAGACAAAAGGGTGATCGAAGCATCCTGGGTTGGGATCAACTCCACGGATAAGCTCTTCCAGTGAACGACTGGGAGAAACCTGATGAACTCCTTGATGCGCTGCTCGGACAGAGGATCGCCTTGAAGATTGATGATGGGGTCGGGGATGGCGGCGGTGGGAGCCAGGTAATTGATTGTGGCTAAATGCAGATTGAACCGCCTCTGTAGTGGGTTGAAGGTTTGACCCAACAACTGTGATGATATCGAGTGAGTGCTCTGCTGGTTCGCTTGGACCTGGGGAGCAGATGAGGCGACGATCGAGGAAACTTGCTGTTGCTGCTGATTGGTCATGTCTGCTAATATCACCTATTTCAATTGAAATATCAAACATAAATAAAGCAATCAAAAAAACCTCACTAAGACTTAACTTTAAACCCTATATTGACAAACCTATGAAAGAGATAAACAAATTCCTTAATCATCCAAATAACGCTCCCAAACTTGATCAAAATTTTCACAACCCAAAACCTTAAGAACTGACACCTGAAACCTAAAGACCCTGCCCAATGCTCGACGCTGTCCCTTTGAAAAGTCCACCGAGTCCACCTGCCACTGCTGCAACTGCTCACCTGTGGATAAAAGAACCTGGGCCAAACTCCTAGGATCCACCTCTGAACCGAAGATTGACTGAGCCCAACTGTAGGTCTGGTGATAATACTCTACTAGCCAACCCAAACACTCCAGTTCAGTCCATGAGCAAAGCTCAATCAGCTTGTCGCCAAGTCGGTATGCACTGTAGGCCTCTCCGGCGTAAGACAAGTCCACCAAATGCTGGGTGCCCTGGTCCATGTGGTACATTGTCTTGAGTGCGAGCAATCTAGGGTTGCGATAAGCACCATGAGAGGTCACATAGTAACCGCAGAAGCTGGGTCTCATGGTGTACTCGACCTTGGCAACTGTTAGGAACTTGGCGCGAACTCTGAGCCAAAGTGGGGAAAGAGTCAACCTGCGGTTTGCACTCATGTCATCACCTCCAACAGCCAACGGCACTCCTCTTGGTAAGTTATACATCAAGATTGTGAGAGCCAAGTTGTAGTAGGTGTTGAAGTCGTAAGTTCCCGGTTCGCCAGTATCGCGGCCGGTCTGCTTAAGTCCGATGACAGATGAGATGATGTGGGTCTTCCAAAACAGGTAAAGCTCTGGCAGAGTGCGGCAGTCATCCATAAACTGCTCAAACAAAGCAATGTGGGCTCGGTCCAAACCGAACTGGTACATTAACTTTAGTTCAATACCTAGACTGTCGCCGCGCTGTGTTGAGTCAAAGTTCTCAAGATCACTCTCAGTGCTTTCACGATCCTTCCAGTGCCTGCGTGCCCACGCATCAAAGTCGTCGGCCGTCTTTTCACAGTTACAGTACAGCTCTGCGGGGAACTTGTGCATGACCTTGCAGCGAAGATAACGAACCATGGGACCGAACAGCAGGATGACTGAATCTTGGCAAGTGGCTAAACTTTGTCCTGCCTTAGCGGGCTTTCCGAGGGTTTCCAGCTTGGCCTTGAGTTGTGACTTAACAAAGTGATCAACAAAATTGAGTTTCCAAAACGGGTCGCCACGTTTGACATTGTTGATGAGAGTCTGTTGCGTCTTTGTCGTCAGCTTGCGGAACTCCGTTTCAAAAATGCACTGCTCAAAAAGCTCGGTGTCAAGTCTCTCTGGGAACTTCGGGAAACCCAAGTAACTGGCCAGGTGATCGAACAACATCTGTGCCTTCCAATCCGAGTTGTGTAAATCCTCGAGGTTGTCCTCCACTGTGCCGGGGGACAAACGCTTCTTGATGGTGACCGGAAATAAAACCTGGTCTGTCCCGCGCTGGTTTGGGAAAAGCTGCTCAGTTGGCATGCCAGACGGGTTGTGGCGCTCTGTGAAGCAACTTGTCATGCCCGCATCGGTGATCACCTCTCGCTGCTCTCGATAGGTCAATCCATCTAAGGCCTGATCAAGGATTCTAGCCGGATCTGCTCGGGGTAGGTGTGTGCGTTCGATGGCCCTTGGTTCTGTCGTTTCTAAGGCCTGGTAACTGGGCTCCATAACGTAAGTCTCACCATTGAGCAGCACCTCGAGGGTCGGCGGGGCTCGATCCCTCCAACAAGGCTCTGAAGTGCTTTGGCCGTTGGCACGGGAAAGGCCTGATCGAACAGACAAAGCTCGCTGCATGCCCTTGACCATGGCCAACCTGTTGAATTTGGCGAGTCTCTTAGCCTTGGTCTGAGCAAACTTTTTGGGATCCATTCGCACGACATTGAAGGCAGCCAATTGACGATTGAATAAAGCCAGAAAGTCGATTGGACCAGTCAGACCCATGACAGCCTTAACGTCAGCACGAGTGTTCAAGAGACTGGTGTAACCCGGACCAAGCGCCTCGACGAAGATCAGATGATGAGTCACTCGGCCGACGGCGCTGTAAAAGTCGCCAGCCGTTTGCTGTTGCAGCATAGTGGAAGTCACCATGATTTGAGCCGTGTGATACGTGGCACCTTGGGAACCTCCGACGTTTCTAGCATTGTTGCCCTGGAAATTCAAATTGCCGGTCTCTCCATTGGTGGCGGCAATAATGGGATAGCGACTGTCCACCTGCGTGGTGCGAGAAATGCGTCCCTTAATTGGGCTAGTGGTCGGGATACCATAAGCATCGGCAATAACTTGTGGTGAGCGATGTGTCCAGAAGCAATAATCTCCTCCTAAGCGAGTGAAACAACGCTCGGCCTCATTCGTAATCTCATTCAAGCAACTGTCGGCATTTGGGTTGTTAAACCTACTTTGCACTGTATCTCCTAGCAAAATTACATGTGAGATGCTTGGTTTGAGGATGCAAAATAAGTCGACATACCCTGGCGGAAATAATGACAGTTCATCGATAATGAGGACCCTAGCTGTTCGGGTGAGAGCCTGCTCAAAAGTATTGAGTGCGTAACCACCTCTGCCCAACTGGAGGTCATCGGCCCAATCCTGGCGAATTAGCTGCCTAGGTGCTGACATCAACCAAATGCCCTTGCATGACTGCCATGACTGATTCTTCCTGAGAAACTCCTTTAGAGGTGCCGACTTGCCGCAACCCGCACAGCCGGTGATACCACGCATGCGAACAACTCTGGGAGAAGAGTGCTCGTGAATGGCATCCATTGTTTGGGTGAAGTTGGGCTCGTAACGTTTGCCCTCCAAGCGCTTGATCGTTCCAAAGGTGTCATTCTTGAATTCGCGGACCAATTGCTTACACGTGGCCTTGTCAATTGTGACGTCCTGCCAGTTGCCGAGGATTGGCTCACCATGTTCACTTAGGAAACTGTCCATTTCTCCAAGGAATCGGTCTAACAATGCGTTTGGAGCTGGTTTGTTCTCCGCTAGCGTCTTCAGTTGAACGGGTGCGGCGCCGGTGAACTCCCAATGGGGGGTTCCATCTTTGTTGGTCAAGGTGAAGATGTGTTGGGGCCCCGTCTTGATGCCAGCGTACTTCGGTACCTTTGGCAAGCTAGTGCGAAGATGTGCTCCGAAGCCTAAGAGGATGCCAGCTGCATGTAGTGCTCGTTCATCTAAACCAGGTGCTGGGAGTAAATCCACCGTGGCCTCCTGTGGAAGGACTGCGCAAATCGTTGACCAGACCAGAGACGCCTGCAAGCCTGTGGCCTGGGTTATAGCGTTGATAAGGCAAGTGTTCGGGGTGGCTCCTACCATAGTGTTGCCGCGGTTGATGATGTAATGAGTGTGTTTTGCGCTGTGAACCAAGTGCTCCTTAATCAAAGTGCATTCATGAATGTAACATCTTTGGTCCAGTTGCATGGTATTCTGGTGGAGTTGCGCAATAACGGGATCGGCCTGGCACTGGTGGCACCTAGAATTTCCAGGTGCTTCCCAATGGTAATGATTACCTACGCAGCGCTTCCAAACTCGACCAGGCCAGTCCTGCTCCTCATCATGCTCCCTGCAATTGCAAAGGGGGTGGTCAATGGTGCCAGTGTGACCCAAGCCTCTAAAGCCTCTAACCGCGATGCTGTGCTCTGAAGTTGGTGGGGGGGGCTCATGATGTGCCACTTCGATTTCACTGTCCGGAGCAGCCGAGAAAACGCTGACTGAGTCATCAGGTGGACCAGGAACGATGGCCTTGGACCAGCGTTTAATGCTAACATAACTGCTGGTGTCTGATCCAACCGAGAAAGCTGAAGAACCCGCTCGGGTGAACTTGCGTGTTGGAAGCTCATGTGGTACGCAGGCTGGCTTCAACTTTTGCCGTACCTCGCATCTGGGTTTGCCAGTGTGGTCGGGCCGAGTCAAAGCCTCAACCTCAGCCTGTTTCGCATGTGAGCGCTGAAACTCTGCCTCGATCCTTTCACCATCGGCCACGGCTAAACAGCAATCCCAATGTTGACCTCGCTCTCGATCCAATTGTTGAATTGAATGGGTGGGGCATGTCTGGCAGCCAGCGCAAATGCGGGCAGTGCTGGTGTTACCACATTCTTCGCATCGCTTGAACATGAAAAAAGACATGTTAATTGGGCAATCCGTAATTGTGAAAGGGTTGGTATCGTCAGCTGGGTCGAAGTGGACCTTGATATCCCTGGCGCGGTACGTCAATTGGAACCGGGGCATTAACACCTGGGTTTGCAACTTTAACTCCCGTCGTTCCAAGAATCTAGTGGCGTAAGCTGCGGCGTAAGCTACACCAACGACGGCTGTGAAAGTGGCGACGACAGGAGCTGGAGCTAGTAGATAAAATGCCGTCTTTCCAAGGGTTAGGCCTAAATCAGTCCAGTTACGTGCATTGGCCACCTCATAGACTGACATAGC